GCACCACCAAGCCGATCGGAACCACATAAATGAAAACCCAATAGACAAGAACCTTTTCCAGCACTTATGACAGGTGACATACACATGCCAGGTTTGGTCACAAAAGGAAGTTCATAATGGACCCCTGTCATATTCGAACATTTGGTGTGGCTGACCTTCTCTCCAGGAAACACGCACTTAGTTGGAAAAACATCATGAGAGCCATCCTTATGCTTCAGCAAAAACAAGGCCTCACCTGTGCAAGTACCATCACGTATCAAATACTGAGAAAGATCTTTAAAGAGACCACCACTAGGACACCACACCAATGCAAAGTCCACATCAGGAATACGAACAGCATAAGTTTCAGATATGGTAACCCTAAAGTTCGGCGTGGTTGTATTCAATGGAGCTCTAAAAACCTTAGCAACGAACTCGCCCTGTTCCCAACACTTCTCACAAAAATGCCATGGTAAGACTAAAACATTTGATCGCACAAAAAATCCACGCGTAAACTGTTTTCCCGTTTCTAAGTAAACAGTATTGCGAGCGACAACTTCTGCCAAGTCTTTTCCAATTGTCGTTTTACTTTCTACGGACATAACAGGCGTTGTGAGTACTAACTGAGACCACGGGTTAGTTTCAGATGTTCTTTCAACAATATCCTTGCCACCTGTAGGACAAAGGTTTCCTTGTGGTGTCAAAACCTCGCGCCACTTAAAGTAGTTGCGGCACATACGATAAACGCAATATCCAACAAGTGAACCAGCAAAACAGGCAGCAGCACGGCTTCTAGCTACACGAACATATGCGTCATAAGTCGCATTTCGACGCAGAAGTAGATCGTTGCGTATTCTTTCACGTTCAAAGTAGGCGAGCCATATGCCGATCAGCAATATGGATGACAAAACGAACAGAACTCCTACAATGCCAAAGAAAGCATAAACTCCAGAGAGCACGTACAAGCAAGAAAACTGACAAGCGTAGAAACTAAATTGCGATTTAAAAACAACAAGACGCAAAAAGTTCTGCAAATAACTTGCTAACGCACTATCAATCACCCAATATGGACACACGAGCGGAACAAAATCAACTAGTCTCGAGTCGAACAAAATATCTCGCTCGACAAGCATCTCAATACCCAGCTGATCTAACCTCTCTCGATTCATTCGTTGTACGTACAGTAATAACTGGCGAACTATAGACGAATTGCCAACTTGCCTAGCAGTACTAGCGGCGAATGCTCGGGCTGTGTCTACTACATCTGAATGTCCGATGTGCGGCTGGTAACATTTACACGGTGCTTTCTTGCACTTTTGACAAGACCAAGTGATCATTCTGGCCAAAGCTTTCCTGTCCATATAATCAATAGGTTCATCATCGGATACAGGATTAACGAACTCATCCTCTTCCTGCTCAGGAAAAGCATCCAACACTGTTTCAACCTCAAGCGGTATGCTAGTGACTGTGCAACGTGACTTACTTGTATTTGTGCACACTGAGGCATCTTCTTCCAGAGGGGGACAATGGCAGTAGCACATACCACACTGCGTACAAATATCAACAGGCTTTCCATTTGTCATTGTGGCCACCATCTGCTTCTGAAATTCGTAATGCTCCTTCGAAGCTAGCTGAGCCCACTGCAAATACTGACGTACACTCACATTGTACATTTCTCTACCTTCGTAATGCAATAAACGCAATTCATAATGGTTCTTGTCAGCGTTATTAGCAAGCTCAGGACCAACGTAACAATAATAAATGGAAATTTTCCATATGTCGGGACACTTTTCAAAACCAAAAGCTGCAGAAACTTTTTTACTGTCCAAGCGACCACCAGTTTTATATTCATCCATGACATCAACATTTATGTGGTATAACCGGCGTAAAACTGATTCCGGTTTCTGACTATAAGTTTCAGCCAGCAAATACCTCTTATTTGTGGTCACAGTGACTAACCATGGTCGTAAGGCAACCTTTCCCTTCATCGCAACATCAGCCATAGGGGCTAAAAACAGAGCATTATTTATTGTCTGTATGAGGCGATAGACAGGAGAAGTATCAGTAAACTGCGGAGAGGTGTTACCGAAATCATCGAAAATAATAACGTTAGTGGAAGACCTAATATTAGAAGCATATTTGTCATTATCTGCCCAAATAGCAACCCTGTCCTCGCTAATGTCAAAACCGTTGTACGTTCCAATGG